CCCGGGGGTAAAAATAGAGGGTCCAATTGACTTTAAGTATCTAGTCAGGTATATAGACGTCTGACGTGTAAAGGGATTTTCTTCTTTCTAAGTTCTCCTTTCCTTCTAAAATCTTATACAGAAGTATATACATGTGCTATATACCTGACTAGATACTTAAAGAAAACTATACTGAAAGGAGGGGGTAACATGCCTCAAAGTAGTAGACAAGAGCGTGTGATAAAATCTAACAAGCCTGTTAGGAACATGCGTCCAGCGTTAACAGAAGAGGCTGATGAACAACAAATGATATCGCTAGCTACTGACTTGGCTAAAAAACAATTGTTGGATGGTACCGCCTCTTCACAAGTAATAACTCACTATTTAAACCTCGCTTCAAGTAAAAAGAAATTAGAATCTGAAATCATGGAACTTCAGAAAGAATTATTGAAGGCCAAAACAGAAGCAATTAAATCCGCAGCAACTTCAGAAGAGTTATACACAAAAGCTATTAAAGCAATGCGTATATATTCTGGTAATGACGAAGGTGAAGAAGAATATGAGACATATTAGAACATACTCGGAATTAATGAGTCTTCAAACATATGAGGAAAGATTTGATTATCTAATGTTAGATGGTAGAGTTGGTCAAGATACTTTTGGGTTTGACAGATATTTGAATCAACAACTGTACAAATCAAAAGAATGGAAAGCAGTTAGGGATTTGGTTATACTAAGAGATAATGGTTGTGATCTTGGGATGGATGACTATGATATTTTTGGTACAATATATGTACACCATATGAATCCTCTTACACCAGATGACATTGTAAACTCAACAGAGTATTTGTTAAATCCGGAATATTTAATTTGCGTTTCTCTAGATACACATAATGCAATACATTATGGCGATAGGGAATATTTAATGAGAAATAAGATTGTCGCAAGGACACCAAACGATCATTGTCCTTGGAAAAAATAAAAAAGGAGAAAAATCATGGCTAAAGGAAAACAAAAAACTGAGACACAAATCGATAGAGTTGAATCAGTTCAAGAATTGGTCGAAGAGACAACGAGTACTGTTGCTATTGGTGCTAGTATAGCAGGTACAATAGTTCCTCAAGAATTGGTCGCAGAGACAACAAGTGTTGTTGAAGAAACAGTCGTTGAAGATAATTTACCACCACATGTAGATGTTAAACCAGACGCACCAAAAAAGAAAAAGAGTCTAGGTAAGACAACAGGCGTTATACACAATTGTAATGCATTAAGACTTCGTGAAGGTGCTAATCTAAGAACAAGAGAAATGGCGCAGATCCCTGTAAACACCAAAGTATCAATTAACTTGGATAATTCAACCGAATCTTTTTATGAGGTAACTTATATAAAAGATGGAGTTTCTTTAATTGGATTCTGTCTAAAAGAATTTATTTCAGTAGGTTAAGATCATGTTAGAACCAATAGTAACCCCAATAGTTTCAGAATCTATTCTAGAATCTACAAAAAAGATGTTGGGACTTTCTAAAGACTACGTATCATTTGATGCCGATATTGTTGTAAATATTAACACGGTACTAAGCAACCTTACACAAATGGGCATTGGTCCAGAAGAAGGGTTTACTATAACCGGTTATGATGAAACATGGGATCAGTTTACAACATCTAATGCTTTAAAAACGCAACAAATAAAAACGTATATTTATTTAAAAGTAAAGTCTATATTTGATCCGTCTGCAAATGCCAATATAACAAAAGCTTTGGAAAATAGTATTTCAGAACTAGAATATAGATTATACCTCGAAGAAGATAATGCAAAATACAACGAAACATTGGAGGTTTCGGAGGAGGTGGTTGTGGATGAATAAAGTATATTTAAAACACCACGGTATTAAAGGTCAACGATGGGGTATCAGACGTTTCCAAAACGAAGACGGCACACTTACCGAACTCGGTAAGAAAAGATATTCCACAGTTGAAGAATTAGAAAAAGACTATAGAACAGCTGACGCTCAAGGAGCAAAAACAATATTAGAAGGAACTTCTAAATCGTTGGGTATTGCTGGAGACACTATAGGAAATATTGGAAAAAATAAGTCCAAGACCATAAAAACCAAATCATATGAAGATTTAAGTGATGATGAATTACGAAAAAGAATAAATCGATTAAATATGGAAAAGAGCTATGGTGAATTAACCGGTGATACTAAAAAAGTTAGATCAGGTGCAGATTGGACTAGAGAAGTATTACAGACAACAGGTGCTGTTGTTGCTATTGGCTCTAGTATAGCGGGCACAATAGTTGCAATAAATCAAATACGTTTAGGTAAAAAAGGGAAGGGAGGATCATAATATGAACAAAACATATTTAGTCCATCACGGTATTAAAGGTCAACGATGGGGTGTCAGACGTTTCCAAAACGAAGACGGTTCTCTAACTCCAGCTGGTAGAAAAAAGTATAATGTAAATGCCGATGGTACAGTAAGTACAAAAAGAAACTACAGTCGAAATGAAAATGTTAAAGGTGTTTTAAAAACTGCCGTCGGAACAACAATTATGGCTAAAACGGGTAATAGGGTTATTAAACAAATCAAAGATAAGAGAGCAAATCCTAATTCCAAGGTTGGTTATTTATCGGTTCTTGAAAAAGTTGCAAGTATGACAATTGGAGCTGTTGTTGTTGCTTCTGGAGTTAAAAACTTCATAAACGCAAATTCAAATAAGACATTTAATACTACTGGTATGGGTCCAACTCCAGAAACGTTTACTGGAAGACCAAAAACAAGAGCGCAAGTATTAGCTCAACAAAAAAAGCAAGAACAGAATAAGAAGTAAGCGTGGTGACTAATTATGGCACTATCTAACACTGCTGTACCAAAATACTACGGTGCATTTAGAGAAGCCGTACTTAGAGGTGATATACCTGTATGTAGGGAAATCTCTATGGAAATGAATCGTATAGATGATTTAATTGCAAACCCTGGTATATATTATGATGATCTTGCAATAAATGGATTTATTGAGTATTGCGAAAAAGAAATGACATTAACGGATGGATCTGATTTAAAAATGTTAGACTCATTTAAACTATGGGCCGAACAAATTTTTGGTTGGTACTACTTCGTTGAAAGAAGTGTTTACGTTAAGGGTAAAAATGATAAGCATGGTCATTATGAAAAGAAAATGATAAAGAAAAGATTGATTAATAAACAGTATTTAATAGTCTCAAGAGGAGCTGCTAAATCAATATATGAGTCACTTCTTCAAAGTTATTTTTTAAACATAGACCCAACAACAACTTATCAAATAACCACAGCTCCGACAATGAAACAAGCTGACGAAGTTATGTCTCCAATAAAAACCGCCATAGTTAGATCTAAAGGTCCTTTATTTAAATTTTTAACAGAAGGATCCTTACAAAATACAACGGGTTCAAAAGCAAATAGGGTTAAGTTAGCATCCACAAAAAAGGGTATTGAAAATTTTCTAACAGGTTCTGTCTTAGAAATAAGACCTATGAGAATTGACAAACTACAGGGATTAAGATGTAAAATAGCAACGATTGACGAATGGCTTTCAGGAGATGTTAGAGAAGATGTTGTAGGTGCGATTGAACAAGGGGCGTCTAAAGTTGATGATTATTTAATAGTTGCCGTATCATCAGAAGGCACTATACGAAATGGATCAGGCGATACAATCAAAATGGAATTATTAGACATACTAAAGGGTGATTATGTAAACCCTCACGTATCAATCTGGTACTACAGATTAGATAGTATTGAAGAAGTTGCTAATCCAGACATGTGGATAAAGGCAAATCCAAATCTTGGAATAACGGTTTCTTATGAAACATATCAATTAGATGTCGAGAGAGCTGAAAAAGCACCTGCTGTTAGAAATGACATTCTAGCAAAAAGATTCGGAATTCCGATGGAGGGTTTTACTTACTATTTCACGTATGAGGAAACATTACCACATCCTAAAAAAGATTTCTGGGGTCTTCCTTGTGCTTTAGGAGTTGACTTATCACAGGGAGATGATTTTTGTGCATTTACATTCATGTTCCCACTTCCAAATGGAGAATTTGGAATAAAAACAAGAAGTTATATAAGCGAATTTACTCTTCAAAAGTTACCTACAGCGATGCGTTTTAAGTATGATGAGTTCATGCGAGAAGGATCGTTAATGGTTATGGAGGGTACTATTTTAGATATGATGGCCGTATATGAAGACATTGATGATCATATTAACAAATCAAATTATGATGTAAGATGTCTAGGCTTTGACCCATATAATGCGAAAGAATTCGTAGAAAGATGGCAAGCCGAAAACGGTCCTTATGGAATAGTAAAAGTTATACAAGGTGCAAAAACAGAGTCCGTTCCGCTAGGCGAATTGAAGAAATTAGCAGAGGAAAGACGACTATTGTTTGATGAAGACCTTATGACATTTGCAATGGGTAATTCTATAACATTAGAAGATACTAATGGTAATAGAAAATTGTATAAAAAACGTCATGAGGCAAAAATTGACAATGTCGCGGCTATGATGGACGCTTTCATTGCATACAAACATAATAAGGAGGCGTTCGAATAATATGAATAAAACATATTTAGTCCATCATGGTATTAAAGGACAACGTTGGGGCATACGACGTTATCAAAACGAAGATGGCTCCTTAACTCCCGCTGGTGAAAAACGATACGGAACTTCTGAAAATATGGAGAAAGTTCGTTCTAGAAATCGAAAAATTATGATAGGTGTCGGTGTTGCAGCAGCTGTTGCCGGAACTGCTTATGTGGTTAATAAAAATCGTAAACTAAAAAGAGAAGTTAGTATGTTACGAGAAAAAGAAACCCTAAGAATAAAAAGAATGCACGATGGTAAAAAAGCCGCTCAAGCTAAAAGAGCTGCTGATATTGCTGCAGGAATAATTCCGCCAAAAAAATTAAAAATACCAACCGGATCAAATGTGTCTATAACAACACCTAAATTACAAAAAAATGGTAAGCCAAAAACACAGGAATTATTAGATGTTCTTGGCGGAGTCGTTAAAGTAAAGGGTGGTAAATAATATGAACAAAACATATTTAGTCCATCATGGTATTAAAGGCATGAGGTGGGGTATTAGACGATATCAAAATGAAGATGGATCATTGACGCCTGCCGGTGTTAGACGCTATCAAAGACTCGATCAAAGATGGATTGATAAAAAATCTGGTAAAGTTTATAATAAAGCTATGAAAGAATCTAAATCCGAAATGAAAGAGTTTGTAAAAGAATTACAAAAAACTCCTGCTGGAAAAAGAACCCTTATTAATATGTATAATCAAAAACTTGCGGCTGTTATGAGAACAAAAACAAGTGATATACGTTCTCCCTCTGGAAAAGTTATCGAATGGGTAGCAAAAAGAGGACAAATAGGAGTTCACATGGCTTTGGCAGATCAGGGTTATGATATTAGTAAATTAAAATCTGGTGTTTGGGCTGATGGAAGAATTGCTTATAAGACCAAAAAGGTCGATATGCAACAAACGAAAGGTGGTGAATAGCCATGGGAATACTAGACAGATTAAAACATGCTTGGAATTCCTTTTTGGACGAAGAAAGACGACCGGCTATTTATGACTATAACCTAGGAAATTCCTCAAGTTACAGACCAGATAGAGTAAGGTTTTCTAAAGGGAATGAAAAATCAATTGTAACAGCTATTTATAATAGAATTGCAATAGATTGTTCAACCATTCAAATAAAACATGTTAGAATGGATGAAGATGATCGTTTTTTAGAAACTATTAATTCGGGACTAAATAATTGCCTAGTGGTTGAGGCAAACAAAGATCAACAATCAAGAGCCTTCATACAAGATGTTGTAATGTCTTTATTCGACGAAGGTTCTATAGCAATTGTCCCGATTGACACAACCACTAATATTCGAAATGGTACATTCGATATACATAGCATGAGAACTGGAAAGATTCTTCAATGGTTTCCAGATCATGTACAAGTCGAGGTTTATAACGACAGAAAAGGTATTAGAGAAAATCTTTTAATGCCTAAGAAAAACGTCGCTATTATTGAAAATCCACACTATGCTGTAATGAATGAAAAGAATTCGGTATTACAACGTTTAATTCGTAAATTGAACATATTAGATGTTATAGATGAACAATCTGGATCTGGTAAGTTAGATTTAATAATTCAGTTACCATATGTTGTTAAAACAGATGCGAGAAGAGCCCAAGCAGATAAAAGACGCAAAGAGCTTGAAGATCAATTGGCTGGGTCAAAATATGGTATAGCCTATACTGATGGAACTGAAAAAATAACACAACTGAATCGCTCAGTCGAAAATAATCTATTGAAACAAATTGAATACTTAACGAGTATGCTAAATGGCCAGTTAGGGATAAACGAGTCTATATTAGATGGTTCTGCTGATGAAAAAGTTATGTTAAACTATATGAATAGAACAATAGAGCCTATTTTAGCGGCAATAACTCTTGAAATCGAAAGAAAGTTTTTAACAAAAACAGCTCGAACTCAAGGTCAATCCGTTAGATACTTTAATGATCCATTCAGACTAGTTACAGTTACAAATCTTGCTGAGGTAGCTGATAAGTTTACAAGAAATGAAATAATGACTTCTAATGAAATGCGTCAAGTAATTGGTTTAAGACCCGTTAAGGATCCTAAAGCAGATGAACTTCGTAATAAGAATTTGAATTCACCTGATGAAAAACCAAAAGAAGAAGTTATTGAAAAAAATCCGACAAAATCGGAGGATGAAGATGGAGAAAATCAAAATGGATAAACAATGGGACTTTAAAGGTTGGGCCACAAGACATAATGTCAAATGTGGTGATGGACGTACCATTAAAGAAGGTGCGTTCAAACACAACGATAATCAAACAGTTCCTTTGGTTTGGAACCATGACCATAAAGATGCTGAAAATGTATTAGGGCATGCTTTATTAGAGTATAGAAAAGAAGGCGTTTACGCTTATGGCAAGTTCAATAACACAAGTCAAGGTGAAAATGCTAAAGAATTAGTTCGTAATGGCGATATTACAGCACTATCTATCTATGCTAACAAATTAAAAGAAGTTAACAAAGACGTGGTTCATGGAAATATTCGTGAAGTAAGTCTGGTATTAGCTGGAGCAAACCCCGGTGCATTAATTGAAACAGTAATGTTGCATGGTGAAGGAACCGAATTCGAAGAAGCTATTATTTTTAACAATGGCGATCTAGAGTTATCCCACTCCGATGAGGAAGATAACAAGGATCCCGAGGATCAAAAAGATCCTGAAGAAAACAAAAATCCTGAGGAACAAAAAGATCCTGAGGAACAAAAAGATCCTGAGGATCAAAAAGATCCTGAAGATAACAAAGAACTTGATCATTCCAATAAGGAGGAAGAAGAAAAAATGGATGCAAAAGACAAAACTATCAAAGAAGTTTTTGATACACTTAACGAAGAACAAAAATTAATGGTGTACGCTCTAGTAGGTGCGGCACAAGAAGGCGACGGAGGAAGCGACGATATGAAACAAAATGCATTTGACAAAGATTTAGAACAAGAGGACAATGTCCTAACACACGCAGAGTTTGAAGAAGCTCTAAAAGACGCTAAGAGAAATGGCTCTCTAAGAGATGCATTCCTTGCACATGGTATCGAGAACATTGATACATTATTCCCAGAAGTACAAAATTTAAACAGAACTCCTGAAATGATTTCAAGAGATATGGAATGGGTTCAGACTGTTATGGCAGGCGTATCCAAGACTCCTTTCTCAAGAGTAAAATCTACAGCTGCTAACATCACTGCTGATGAAGCAAGAGCTAAGGGTTATGTTAAGGGTGAACAAAAAGTTGAAGAAGTTATTTCTGCTCTTAAGAGAACTACAACTCCAACAACTGTTTACAAGTTACAAAAACTTGACAGAGACGATGTTATCGATATCACAGATTTCGATGTAATCGTATTTATTAAATCAGAAATGCGCGTAATGCTTAATGAAGAATTAGCAAGAGCATTCTTAATTGGTGACGGTCGTTCAGGCGCAAGTGCTGACAAGATCAACCCATTAAACATCAGACCAATTTACGGTGACGATCCAATTTATACAGTTGTTAGAACATTAACTCCTGCTCAAGGTGCAACAGCTGCTCAAAAAGCTAAAGCGCTTATTCAAGACATTATCCGTTCTAGAAAACTTTATAAAGGTTCTGGTAACCCATCATTCTTCACAACCGAAGATCAATTAGTTGAAATGTTACTACTCGAAGATACAAACGGTAGAGTAATCTATGAAACAGTCGACAAATTAAAGACTGCTTTACGTGTTAAAGACATCGTTACAGTTCCAGTAATGGAAGGTGTAAACAGAGTTGTTTCTAGTGATCAGTTTGATCTTCTTGGAATTCTTGTCAACTTAACAGACTACAGCGTTGGTGCTGATAAGGGCGGACAAGTATCACTATTTGAAGACTTTGATTTAAACTTCAACAAACACGAATACCTAATTGAAACACGTTGCTCAGGCGCGTTAAAGAAACCTTACAGTGCTATCGTATTCGAATCTAAGGGCGCTGTAGTCCAAGGATAATCCTAGTTTAGGTAAACAATCAAAATGGGAAAATATCATGGATTTATTGGGTATGGTGTAACTACCGAAGTAAGACCTGGGGTTTGGAAACCAGTGATAACAGAACGAGAAGTATTCGGTGATGTTATAATTAATACTAAAAAATCCGAAAATCCTGGTCAGAGTAACGATAACATAGTTATTAATACACAGATCAGTTTCTTAGCAGACCCTTTTGCCATGAATAATTTTCATCTCATTAAATATGCTCCATACATGGGCGCTAAGTGGAAGGTTATACAAGTTTCCGAACAGCGCCCAAGATTGGTGTTGACTTTAGGGGGTGTGTATAATGATGAATGACAGCAGGCTTAAACTGCATACGGATTTATGCGAAATCCTAGGATCTAACAACGTCTATTTTCAACCCCCAGAGTCAATCAAAATTCAATACCCAGCAATAATTTATTCCAGAGCGGATATCGAAAACAGACATGCTGGGAATAATATTTATAATCAAAATTTTAAATTCAAAGTAATCGTGGTAGATCATGAACCCGATAGCGAAATTGTCGAAAAAATGTCAAAATTTAAATATGCGTCATTTGATAGACATTATGTTGTTAACGGGTTAAATCATGATATGTTTATGGTTAACTATACTAAAAAATAATAAGGAGAAACAAAAATGAAACTACAATGGGATAAATCAGGTGAAAGATACTGGGAAGCTGGCGTTTCCAAAGGTGTCTTATTTCCTATGTCATCAACTCCTGGTACTTACGGCGACGGTGTACCTTGGAATGGATTAATTAATGTAACACAAAGTCCTACTGGTGCAGAACCTAATGCCCTTTATGCAGACAATATTAAATATTTGAATTTAATGTCTGTTGAAGAATTAGAAGCATCTGTAGAAGCATATACTTATCCAGACGAATTCGCTGAATGCGATGGTTCGGCTGTAGTTGCACAGGGTGCAAAGATTGGTCAACAAACTCGTAAGATGTTTGCGTTATCATTCCAAACTAAGATTGGAAATGACTTAAATCCAGATTTAGGTTATAAGATTCATATTATTTATGGATGCTTAGCGGCTCCAAGTGAAAAATCACATGATACCGTTAATGATAGTCCAGAAGCAATGACATTNAGCTGGGATTTAACNACNACNCCNGTNGAAGTTNCNGGNTTNAANCCAACNGCGTCAATTGAAATTGATTCAACAAAGACTNANGNAGCTAANTTGGCNNNNCTTGAANNAATTCTTTANGGAAAAGATGCAACNNCTGAACCNGTTGCAGATGCTGTTCCTGCAAGATTGCCAATGCCAGATGAAATCATAACAATCCTTGGTGCAGTTCAAGGATAATTAATTAACTTATAAATTAAAGGGGTTTGTAATAGTTATTTACAGCCCCTTTTAATTTTTTAAAGAAAAAATAATAAAAAATAAAAAGGAGAACTAGAAATGTTAGTAAAAAAAGTATCTTACACAGACTATAAAGGTGTAAAAAGAGAAGAAGAATTATATTTTAATTTATCAAAGGCAGAAGTTGCCGAAATGGAATTGAGTCATAAAGGTGGATTATCTGCAAAGATTAATCGTATTGTGGCTACAGAAGATGGGGAAGAAATTATTAAATTATTCAAGGAATTGATCATCAAATCTTATGGGGTTGTATCAGATGACGGAAAAAGATTTATCAAGAATGATCAATTAAGAGAAGAATTTCTTCAAACAGAAGCTTACTCAGAATTATTCATGGAATTAGCAAGTGACGCAGATGCTGCATCAGCATTTGTTAATGGAATTATACCTCAAGTTGAAAGTAAAAAATAATTAAAATAAGGAGATACGGGGATGCTCACGATAACTATACCAAAATCAAGGTTATGGGATACTAAAGAAGAAACCTTTATAAATATTAAAGAACAAACTTTGTCGTTAGAGCATTCCCTGGTATCTATTTCCAAATGGGAGGCCAAATGGCATAAACCATTTATTAGTGACGATAAAAAAACACATGAGCAAACTGTTGATTATGTAAAATGCATGACAGTAACACAGAATGTAGATGATGCAGTTTATTTAGGATTAACAAAAGAAAATTTTGAAGAAATAACAGCATATATAGAAAATAAAATGACGGCAACATGGTTTAGTGAACCTAAAAATACTCCACAAGTTCCTGGTAAAAAAGAAATAATAACTAGTGAACTAATTTACTATTGGATGATAGCATTAGAAATACCGTTTGAATGTCAAAAGTGGCATTTAAACAGATTACTAACTCTAATCAAAGTTTGCAACGCAAAAGCTAAAGCTGCTAATGGTAAAAAGAGTAGTGTTAATAAAAGAGAGATCCTAGCTAATAATGCCGAATTAAATGCTGCTAGAAGAAAGAAACTAGGAACTTCCGGATAATACTAAAGAGGGGACTTCGCGATATGTTAAAAATTAAAAGTAAGGGCAATTGGGATAGGACCGATAAATTTTTTAGGAAGTCCGTAAGAATTACAAAAATTGAAAATATTGCGCTCATTGCTGAAAAATGTATTGAGCGTTTAAAAGAAGAAACCCCAAAAGATTCGGGAATAACTGCGAATTCATGGGGATATGAAATAGATACAAGTAAAAATAGGAAGACTTTAACCATAACCAATTCAAATATTCAAAATGGAGTTAAAGTTGTCTTATTAATTGAGTTTGGGCATGCCACTACTGGTGGCACTTGGGTTGAGGGTAAAAATTTTGTAGGACCAGTAACCCAAGAAATTTATAATAGTATACTATCTGATACATGGAAGGAGATGAAAAGACTATGAGTAAGTTTGTAGATGAACGCGTTGTTGAGATGTCGTTCGATAATAAACGATTTGAATCAAATGTAAAAACCAGCATGGGCACCATCGAACAACTTAAGAATAGTTTAGACTTCTCCGGTACAGCGAAT